ACTCTGACCCTTGATCTCCTCTTCTACTTCTTTAACTTCTTCTTTACCCTGTGAAATAAGATCTGCACTATTTATCTTGATCGCGCCGGGAAGCGTGAAATCATATCGACCAACCATATTACCTAACATAATTTTAGCCTGACCCACACAATATTTATAAAATAAGTCATCCATAAAAAGTTTTTCTCTTGGAATATTAGCATAAGCCTCCATTACAACATCATACTTAACATTAGTTAGAATGTGTATTCTATGATTTAATTGATTGAAATGGTGTTTAAGAGTATATTTATTTAATTGATTTAACATATCACTCATATTATCAAGAAGTGTTTTATAAACACCTAATTCTGATATTGTAGTAACATATGACGATAGAAATGGTTGATTAGTAACCCCTAAGTTAACTGATAAATTTGGAGTGTTTATACCTAATTGGAAAAGACTTTGATCTCTAACTTCATATAACCAAGTAACACTTTGTATATCACAAGGAACCTCTACGTATCTAAATTTTGTAAACTCATCCGTATAGAATGCTTCTTTTCTTATTAGATAATATATCTTTTGTACTGAATATTGATACCATCTATAAAACCATGGTAGTGCTCTATTTTCGATAATTTGTCTAACACTAACATCTGGTAAAGTTTTTGGCAAAGCACATGCAATTGTTAATTCTGTTTGAACTAAATCTATCATTTCTTCGATTGTATATCCACCACCACCTGGTATATATTCATCACCATATCCATTTAAATCACTCATAGTATAAAATATTTTTCTATATATATTAAATAAAAAAAGAGAATAAAAACAAAAATCCCCAGAATAATCTGGGGATTTTTATATTAATTAAAATTTATTATAATTTAACTCTTTCGTTATATTGTAATTCTTTAACACCATTTAATTCAGCATCAAGAACATTTTTTCTCTTTTGTAAATTATTTAAAGCTGTTGTTAAAACTTCAGTTTCACCAATCATTTTGATAGATCCTTTAAGTTTTTCAATGTTAAATTGAACATCTTCTAATTTAAGAGTAATTTCTCTTTCTTTATCTTCTAATTTTCTTTTAACAACCATCTCTTTTGAAAGTTTGTTTTCGAAGAAATAAGTTAAATCATAATTTAATTCATTTCGGACTTCGCTAATCAATTCTATCGCCGAATCGTATCGATAAAAAGAATTACCATACCTTTCATCACATCTATAAAGGAAAAGAGAGTTTTTATAATTGAATGCAAAACATTCTAAATAAGGATTAATTAAGTTATTAACTCTTTTAACAACATCTAACTCCATAAATTTATCTAAATTTTTAGAAGTTTCTAATAGAACTGGATAAAAATTCTTATTAACGATTGGAACAATTGGTGAATTAAAAAGACTTTCTAATGTAGTCTCATCATTCATCTCATCATCATTAATGAAAATTTTACCTTTTTTTGCAACAGATAAACCAATTGTTAGATATTCAGAAATTCTAAAATTAATTCTATCTTCAGTAATATGAGAATATTTCATAGCTGTTTCTAATATTCTTAGAGTTTTTAATTCTTCAGCATCTTTAATATTATTCTCTAATAAAGTTTTTTCAATTGAATTCTCAGTTAATAAAAACCAAGAATCTTTAACTAAAGCGATATGACCATCTTCAACAGATTCAACAATAGTAAAAATAGATTCACCTTTACCACCACTTAATAAGTTTGTTTTTTTCTCAGGAGATTTTGTTAAATTGTGTACAAATAGTTTAATTTCAGGAACCCAATCATAAACAGCTAATTCATTAAGAACTTTAGACATTCTATCTTGGTCACTTTCTAAATTAATAGTTTGTAATAAAACATTAATTGGTTGTCTATACAACTCACCTTGATTTTTTGTATTAAGAACATTATATAAATTTTTTAATTCATATAATAATTCATATTGTTTCATATCATCATTTAAATTCTCTAATAGAGACTTTACTTCTTTATCATATGTATAAGTTTTTAATTTCTCATTAAGAGAAGTAATGATTGTCTTTTCCGATGCAGCATTACACGCATTCATATGACCCTCAATTATAGAAGAGATTTCGTCTTGCTCAAGAGTTAAATTCTTCTTAAAATTAAATAATTCAAGTTTTAGATTCTTCATGTTATTTCATAATTTTTTATATTCTAATTGTATATATTAAGTAAAAAATATCATTTTTTTCTATTTTTTACCTTTTTCTAAATTCCTCTCTAGCTCTAAGTATATTATCATACCATTTTGACCTCTTAGGATTTTGAGATTTTGTTTGAGTTTGATAACCATTGTTTTCTCCCTTAAATGTCGATGTTCCTTTATTTATAAAAGTTGATCCGGTTGCTGTAATAATTGTTCTACCATATAAATCTACCTTAACACCAGGCTTAGTATTAGGCTCTGCATCATATCTATCAGGAATACCATCTCCATCAGTATCAATCCAAACTACATCAGGACCAATTGGATCTATTACTGTTCCAGTTGTAGTAATTGGCCTACTATTTGGCCATGGCTTTGGTGGGAAAGGATTTGGTGGGAAAGGAATAGTCGTTACCGGAGATCCAGTAAATCCAATTGGAGTGATTGGAACCCACGGCTTAGGTGATAAAGGAGTTGGATAATTCATATCATCTATTGGAAATGGAGTTGGTATATCATCCTCTGGTACACCATTCATATACCAAGGAACTACTCCACTATTATTATATCCATTCATATCAGACATACCATCACCCTTATCAACAATATAACCAACATCAGAAAATTTATCAGATCTCCATGCTGGATAATATGTTTCTACTGAAAATGATAATTTAACAGATATTTTATTATCACTTGTTAAATTCTTTTCTCTCGTAATTTGTATAGTATTAGAATCCGGTAAAGTAATAACAGCATCAATATTCATAAAATTGTGCTCAAAATATATAAACTTATATATCCACATTGTATCCATAAGAGCTTGTGAACACTTAAATGTGTCAATCTCTGATGAAACCAATATCTCTAAATCATAATTAACTGTAATCGGAATCGCCCTGACCTGAGCTAAAGTTTTCCTAATCTCCCACTCATTCTCAACAACCATTCTTAACCAAACATTCGGATTTGCAAACTCATCCGATTTTATATTGAATCCAGTTAAAGTCAAATGACCCCTTGGTATTATATCCGTATTAAGTTCAACATATCTATTCTCAGAAACAACATCGTCCGAAAATGAGTCCAATAAAAATCTCTCATCTCCTGAAAGAGAGTAATATATAGGGACTTTTACAAAAACATCACCAGCAGAAAAACGGTTTCTCCATTTAATTTTATCTTCCAACGTGTATAAAACTCCAACAGTTAAATCTCTCATGTAGATATCTTCAAAGTTAAATTTACTACCAATCATGAGTTATATATTAAATAAACTTTCTTTCTCAAAAAACATATATCAATTACTAAATTAAAATAATCATGTCTGTAAAATCTTTGATACTTTGGGAAAAATGGAGACCTAAAAAATTAGAAGATATAATTTTGCTACCTAGAATTAAAAAACAATTTGAGGATGGTGTTAATCAACATTATATTTTTTATGGTCACTGGGGAACTGGTAAAACCAGTTTAGCTAGAATATTAATAGGGAGATATTCTAAAGATAAACCATTCATGGAAGTAAACTGCTCAGAAGAAACTTCTATAGAATATTTAAGAGATGAAATATCAAGCTTCTGTAAGACTAAACCAATGTTTGATACAGATTCAGATCTTAAATATGTTTTTTTAGATGAATTTGAAAGAGTTTCCGCACAATTTCAAGATGCTTTCAAAGCGTTCATTGAAAAGTATAATGATAAAGTTCGTTTTATCATAACTACTAATCATATAGAGAAGATAAGTCGTGGTTTAAAATCTAGAATTAAATCAATTAACTTTGATTGCCAAAACATAGATGAAGAAAGATATTTAAAAAAGAACTTTTTTGCTAGAATTCAAAAATCTATATTACCAATTGAGGGAAGAGAAGTTAGTAATGAGGATTTGGTTAGAATAGTAAGTAAAAAATTTCCAGACTTTAGAAGTATATTAGTTGAATTACAGGATTTTTTAGAAACAGGTAATAGTTCTATAACAGGAAGTATATCAAATAAAGTAAAGATTGAACTTTATAATGTTATTTTTGATAAAAAGATAGATTATAATAAAACATACCATTTTCTTATGAATACATTTGGTCCTGAAAAAATAGATCAAATGATAATACTTTTAGGTAGACCATTTGTTGAATATGTTGTGGAGAAAAATCCAAGCTTATGTTCTAAACTATTTGAATGTAATTATATTATATCTGATTATTCTACAAAATTAGAATCTAGTACGGATCCCATAATATTAGGAATGACTATTGTAGGTAAATTTAGAAATTTATTTATGTAGAAATATATTTTTAATATATATTTCATGTCTAATTTAAGTTTCACTGATTTTTATATATCATATAGAGGTAATCCAAGCTTTAGAGATTTTGAACTAATAGAAGATGATGTTCTTAGAGTTATTGTTCAAAAATGGGAGATGATATTATTCACTGAGAAGGGGGAGGTTTTCGGTGAGCCAAATTTAGGAGCAGATTTATCATATTATCTACACGAGACTAAACTCTCAGCAGAAACTGTTAAAGAATCATTAAATGATCAAATATCCTTTTTCATAACAGAATTAAGTGACATAGACTATTCACTAGAAGTTGAGATTCTTGAAGATCCTGAAAGATATCAAGAATATATGGAAATAAGATTTTCAATAAAAGATATAGAAGTTTATATTATAGTCTCTTAAAATAATTTTCATTAATAAAAGAAAGAAAATCATGAATGTGGTTTTCTTTTACTTTTTTAGGTAGATCCTTAAACTTGACATCATCAGTCCACTCTTTATTAAAAACCCATTTCATATTTTTAGGAGCTTTCTTTTTAGACTTATATTTTCTTCTCATTGCCCAGATATATCTAAATTGTTGTTTACTTTTTGAAGGCATATTAAAAATTATTTTATAGGACAGTTTGTAGCTGAATAAATATATTTATCATCACTTCTAAAATCAACACCCAAAGCTTTTGCGGTTACCTCAACATCCAAAATACACTCATTATCAGCACCACCTACTATAACCACGGAAGACCTATCTTCTACCTGAGCTTCCGTTATTTCCATAAAAAGATCATAAATAGTCTTAGGGCAATGGAACCAGACATGATTGTTGGATATATAAACTATAATAGTCCCTTCTTTGGTATGAAAAAAGTCTCCTCTAACCAATTCACCACTATCTTCTTTTCTTTTTATTTCCTCATAAACATCATCGTCTAAAACAGGTTTATAAAAATCAACATTAACATCATAGTTGTATCTTTTTTCAATTAAATCAACTTGATTTGGAAATTCATATAGATCATTTGTGGATTCATCATCCGGATTTTCATCATATAAATAATCCTTATCAACATTTTTGCCTAGGTGATGATTATCCCAGATTTGATAAACTTTATTAAATTTATTACAATACTTTTTAAGTTCTTTGATATAGTTATCTGTGAAGAACTTCTTAAAAGATTTTTGTACATCAACAATAATCAATATGTCTTTAGTCGAATGACTTTCAAATGTTTTTAAGTATCTCATTTTATTTTTTTAATTATTACTGTAAGCGCCAGTGCAGCGGCAGGATAAAGTTTATAAGGTTTCATTTCAATTAATAATCCATCAAATGGTTCTAAATGGTCTTTTATCAGATTAAAATATGAATAGAATTTATTTCTATTATCATCATTGATATCAGAAACTTGATGATAAGGATTTGAATTATTATCAAAAAAACTAATTGTGATCATATCACCTATACCAAATTCTCTTTTCAATCGGTCTTTATCAATTTGTAATTTATTAATTAACACATCTCTATTTTCAGGATCAGTTGTTCCAACTTGATATGTTTTTAAATCAGCATTAATAAAGTTATAAATAGCATATGAATAGTAAGCTGATATATTCTGTTCATCTAAAATATAATTAATCTCATAAGCATCCATAATTACATCACCTAATGTATAATCACCTTCAAAGTTCTCAAATAGTTTTATAAACTTCATATTCTATATATTATTTCTCTAAAAGTGTTTTTTTAATATAAAATCAATTGCCTTTATTTCTTTATCATATTTATCTGTGATAAATTGATCTTTTAGTTTTTTATAATTAGATCTCAAATCCAAAAGAAAATCTATATCCATTGGTTTAAATTTATTTTTAACATAAATTCTGTAGGTTTCTGTATTTATAAACTCTAATTCTTTAAATCCTTCAAAAAATTTTAGATATTTCATTTAGTATATATTAAAACAAAAAACCCATCATTTTACTGATGGGTTTTTATATTTATATTTTTATTATTCCGGTAATTCCTCTTCATTTTCCTCTTCATCTTCTTGAGATTCAGATTGTCCTTGTCCTTGTGTTTGACCTTGTCCTTGACCTTGTCCCTGAGTCTGTCCTTGTCCCTGAGCTTGTCCTTGTGGTTGAGCTTGTGGTTCTTCAAACTCACCACCCTGAGCTTGTCCTTGTGGTTGAGCTTGTGGTTGAGCTTGTGGTTGAGCTTGTGGTTCAGCTTGTGGTTGAGCTTGTGGTTCAGTTTGAGTATCAACTTGAACTTGACCACCCTGAACTTGAGCTTGTCCCTGACCTTGAGCACCACCCATAAGAGCGTTGCCTGGTATCTTTTCTAAGTCTAAACCAGTTAATGTGATATATTTTAACAATTCTTCAGCGATTTCAACATCACCAAAAAACTGACGAAGGTTTTTACCAGTTGAATCTTTTACTTTCTTTACATAAGAATTAATAAGAGATTGTGGAATATCAACCATAGATCTAACTTTATAAGTATCACCTACTTGTAAAACAGACTCATTAAATGCTTCAATAAGAGCTGATTCGTTTACTGTGGACAATTTAGTCTTTTCTTGTCTATATGAATCAAATGTTCTAACGTATTTCATATTTATTTTAATTTTTTATAGATTATATATTAATAAAAAAATATCATTTTTTTCAACTTTTTTATATAGTTCATTCTTTAATCTTAATATTATTTTCAACACTTATGGTGTCTCCAACACACTCACTCCAAACTTTTATATTATAAAAAGGTCTTAACTTTATTAAACCCCATAAATATTTCTTCTCCCAATCTTTATATAAAAAAGATGTTATTTTATCATTAAGTTCTTTCTTTGTAAAGTAAATAGAATCTGTTTTTAAGTATCCACTCAATTTATAACACTTTTCATTTAAATTAAAATAAGATTTCTCACTCAAACTATCTCTCTTAACTATCGTCTTACTTATTAAAGTGTCTTTAAAATTATATCTAGTCTCAATTATATTTGTAATAAACTTTGTTTTAATTTTTAACTCCTTAGCCAAAGAATCATATTTTGGATATAGCCTTTTTAATTCATTAACCATTAATATCTGTTGTCTATTCTTAGACTCCATCAAAGCAATGATGTTATTATTATATCTTATTCTATCAGCTCTTTCATTTCTATATAATTTGAATAAAAGGAAAATAGTAGCAAACATAACTAAAATAGTTGCTATCAAAAATGTATTTAATCTACTAAACATAAACATTTATTATTTTTTTTATATATAAAAATATATTATCTTTGTAAAAAAATATCATGAAACATAAAAGACTTATATCTTTCGATTTTGATAAAACATTATTCTTTACACCTGAACCAGAATTGGGTAAAGATATCTTTTTAGAGAAAACTGGATCTAATTGGCCACATAGAGGTTGGTGGGGAAAGCCAGAAACTCTAGATTTAGATATCTTTGATATACCATTAAATGAATGGGTTTACTCTAAATTTGTGGATTTTTCAGAGAGTGATGATAACTTTGTGATTTTAGCAACTGGTAGACTTAAAAAAGTTGAAGGTATGAGAGATAATGTAGATAAAATATTAGAAAAGAATGGTATTGAGTTTCATGAAGTTCATTTAAACTGGGGTGGTGATACATTAAAATTCAAGACAAAACTCTTTGAACAAAAGATACAATCCTTAGGAGTTGAAGAGTTTGTAATGTTTGATGATCGAGAAGAGCACCTAGTTGAATTTGAAGAATGGGCTAAATTACAAAATATAAAAATAACTATTGTTGATGTTGTTAATAAAACAGAAAAAACATTTGATAATATATAATTAAAAAATAAATCTATAAGAATATGAGCAAAACTAAAGAACAAGTAGATTCAAAAGTAGAAGAGATCTTATCCAAACCATATAGACTAGATCTTCACAATGATGATTTTAATAGTTTCTCCTGGGTAATAACCTGCTTAATGAAAATTTGTAAACATGAGGAAGAACAGGCAACACAATGTGCATTTGTTGTCCACCACAATGGTGTTTGTGACGTTAAATATGGAGATTATGATACAATTTCAGAAATGAAAGAAAAACTACAAAATGCCGGACTTTCAGTAACAATGGAAGCTAATTAATATAACCACTCAATATGAGTGGTTATTTATTTTGACCAAACCAATTAATATTATTATTATAACTTGGCTTTGGTCTATTTGCAAATTGTCTACGAGCCTTCAAAACCTGCCCATAATCCAGGCTCTCTACGAAATCTCCTTCATTCATACATTTATTAACATAATCAATAAATGTCTTATCAGAGTTACCAAAATCTTCAACATACTCTTTAAACTCTGGTTTACTAAATATAGATGTCATATTAACCAATGTCATAACTGTATCATCATTACTACTACCATCACCTGCATATCTAACATTACCAGATGTTGTAACATGTTTAACAAACGTTGTAACCTCCCTAATGTTATCCTCGTTTGTTACAAATATACCCCCAGACTGCATTAAATCTTGATAATCTTTAACCATCATATTCTTGTTATCACCAACTTTTAAACCTATCTTCTCTTCGTTTGAATCAACTCTATGCTTATATCTAACAAAAACAGAAGATCCATATTGGTTATTACCGTCAAAAACATGAGGCATCTCAGCCAAAAGAGTATTACCATAATTATTCAACTCTAAAACAATCTTAACATTTTCAGGGTTCAAATATTCAAAAGCTATTAAATATAATAACTCAGCCAACTGTTTAACCGAAACAAAGTTATTTCTATAAATACCAACTTGCTCTAATCTAAAGAAATCAACTATCGATTTATATTTAAATCTTTGCTCTTCTATTAAATCAATAGGCTTTTTCGAAACTTTAAAAATATTAATAATTGAATAATCCTGACCCAATCCCTCAGATATGTCCACAGATATCACTATTTTGTAATCTTTTCTGTTAATAGGAACAAAAACATCATCATCATCAACCCATTTAAGATCTCCGTAATTGAATTTTAATCTCTTAAACTCATCCAATTCCTCATAAATATAATTCTTCTTACATCTTAATATCTCATCAATTTTCTCCTCAGATAATAAAGATCTACTACCATTAACAAATCTCAAACCATATTCTTGATTAAACGCATCTTCACCACCAATATCTTTAACAGCCTCATCTCTCCAAGTGGTCATATCAGATATGGCTAAAATAGAATTCCATTTACCATTTTTATCCTCAAATTGCAATCCTTTAACATCTTCAAAAGAGCATCTATCATTATTGTAAACACTTATAACATCCTTTTGTTGATCTAAGTTAAAACTCATCTCAATTCTAGTCAATTTACCCCACATACTCTTAACCAAATCAAATATATCATCAGCCTTAACACCATACTCATACATCTTGTGAGCATTCAATCTAATATAAGTAACAAATCTACCAGGAACCTGATACCAATAAACCCTAATTGGTTTATAGTTATTTTTTTGCAGATCACCATCCGGCCTCTCAGCATCAGTTAATAATTTATGAAATAAATTCATACCATTTGGAGTAGATGATATAATAATCTTTGAATTTTGAACAGCTGAAACTGTTGGAAAGGCAGCTGTATAATATGGTTCAATAATATTTGATGGAATATGAGCA